CTCCTCTTCTTCTAAATGGTCCGCCTGCTCTTCCAGAACCTCAACTGCTGACTTCACGTACTCCCGTTTAATGTTATCCGTAGCGGAAGAGTAATCAAAACTCAAAAAGTCAGCGCCTGTAAGGCTTGAAACGTGCCGATCGGTCGGTTCACCAATCAACAGCCACCCTCGCCGTTTCAACATGTCATACAATGAGTAATGCAATGGAGCGAGAAGGCGTGTATTCTCGGAAGAGTATAACGTAACTACTCTTGGTTTACCCGAAGAAAACACCAACTCGTAGCGGCATTCACCGCTAAATTCTTCCACATTCCAATTACCTCCTTCCTTCCTGCGGTATCGCCGGGTAGCGTTTCCGTTTGGAATAAAAGGAGCACGTTGTCGATCCCATCCCTTCTCAATGTTTTGCCTAAGAGCCCTTTTGAAGCGACTCAAGTGTTCAACATCGACAGCGACTGGTTGGAATCTAGCTTCTTTCCATTGACTGAGCTTCTCCAAGAAGCGAGGTTCACATTCTTTGCAACAAGATTTCTCAAGTTTCTGAATTGTTTTAAAGCTCAGTTCGTCGATAGGGCTAAGCTTCTCGACGAAGCATTGTCTTACGGCGCTACGAAGCTCTCCGCATTTTATTTGCTGGGGTATTTCTTTCGCTAGACGAGTCATACCCAACTCCTCGTACCATTTCACTAGTCTTTTTGCACGGGCGCGTAGCCGCCCGCCGAGACGACATTGACCATCATTCTCATCGTGAAGCACCGCATACGGGTTAGCCTTGAGAATTTTATCATTGTCGTTAGAAACGGCGTCGAGTTCTACGATACTCTCCAAAACGTAGCTTTCATTTAATTTGTTCTTGATGGCAGCTGAATACTGCATGTCGACAATTTTAACCTCTTCGACGTGCGAGGATAAGGAGAACCGGACTTCCGGTTCTTCAAGGACGCAGGTGCCCACCTCAGCAGAGCCCACCAGTGGCAGGACGGGGTCAGGACTGAAACTCAAGTCCATTAAAGGGCTGTCAACCCTTCCCCCACCGTTGCCGGAGCCCCTTGGGGCCTCGTCAGACGCGAGGTTATCCCCACTGAGGCGCCGGGGCGAAACAAAGCCCTCCGGTTCTCCTAATATGACAGCATTTGCTCTTTGTTTATACTCGTTGTGTGCCATCATTGTTTAGTCGAGTTTGATTGAGGTTCAATTCAAGTTTTGTTTATCCTAAGCATTAGTGTTCTCCAACACGGCTTAGTATCGCAGGCTTTGATGTGGAGCCACCCACTCTCTTTATTTTATATAGACGAGAAGTCTATCTTTTCACCAGATACGAAGCTGCTGGCCAGCATATCAGGTATTTCATACGTTCTCAGCAATTGTGTTTCAACCCTCTCCTCGCAAGCTTTCGATCCTCTGCCCGTAGGCCACCTACCATCCCGGTAGGCCAGTGCCGCCCGAAGGGGACTGATCGTATCAAAATGCCATTGAAGATTTGGCTGCAGAGCACACTGCATCAACAAACGGTATAGGGCAACCTGTAC